CCGCGCGAGGCGACGCCGCCTCTGCCGTCGCAGGGCGACGGCGGCGCCGCCCCGCGCTCCCGAACCACCAAAGAACCGGAGGTCAATTCCGACGACCTCATAACCCCGGAGCAGAAAGCGGCCGGCCTCGCCGAGCTACATCGGATGCTCGACGAGGCCGACCGCAAACGTGCCGCCAGTCTCAACGGGCACGCGGGGGGCGGCTCATGAGCTTCAGCTATGCCAAACTCACCGAACCCCAGAAGTGGCAGTGGCACGCCGAGGTCTACGCCCTGCGCCGTGTCATGCTCGCCGTGCCGAACGATGTCCACACCTCGCCCTGTGACACAAAGGGCGAGTGGTACGATGAGGATGCCGTCGCACGCGCCGAAGCGGTACTGCGCGCTAAAGTCGCCGCGCAATCCCAACGCTGCCAAGCCGACACCGCCGCCCGCAACGCGCTCCGCTACGGCGAGGCGGAGCAGTGGCGCAAGTCGGTTGAGCCGGCCGATGTCCCGGGATTCCGCCGGCCAGGCTTACAACAGCCCGAGGCCGCCGAATGAGCCAGCCCCATCGGACATGGTCGCCCGAAGCCCTCGCCCTCTTCGCCGAGTACGCACCGCTCCGCGAGCCACACCGGCCGCTCGAATGCAACGACGGCGAGCCGTGCTGGGTGCGCGATGGCCCGCCCAGCATTACCCGCCACGGCCCGGCGAGCCACTGCTCCGGATGCGCCGGCCGACCCCGAAATTACCTCGGCAGGCGAGCGGTTCGGCGATGAGCGACGCGATGTCGATTTAACCCCTTTCGCGTATTGCGCGGTTTTGTTAGGGTTTTTTGATATGCTAGCGGGGGCCAGTCCCCGGCAGGCGCAGCAGGTCGCGGCGCAAGCCTGGATGAGGCCGTCACAAAGGCCAGAAATCCGCCTCTGGACGGTCGAGGAAGTACGGGAGAGATTGGCCGATGCCGGCGATACGCTCAGACGTTTGCCCAAGCCCCCCGGGCTCGAGCGCAGCCTGCAAGCGGCCTGGCCGGATATGCTGCGGGACTGGCTGGCCTATGGCTGGGACCGTACCCAGGTCAAGCGAGCCGCCCCCTCCCCGCAAGCGATCACCCGACTCGACGAGGTCTTAGCGTGGATGCATCTCCTAAGCCCGAGCCAGCGTATGGTGCTGTGGGCCAGGGAAGCGGAGCACATGACCTGGCGCAGGATCGGCTATTGCGATCACGCGACCAATCACGGCAAGGGCCGCGGCATCCGCCAGCTCCAAAACATCAAGCGGGACGCGGAAGCCAGAATCCTCAGCCGGCTGAACGGCACACCGGCCCGAATGCGATTGATGTTCCCTGGGGGAGACTCGTGATCCGCGACGAGGGTAGGCGGGAATGGGTGAGATTGGATTTTGTCGATCCGAACGGGGTCATTGCCAGTGTCAGGGTCGGCCGGGAGTGGCTGGCGCCATATGCCCGCAGCCTCTTGGATGCGGCGATCAGGAATCCATGAAGGGGGGATGGCCGATGGACCGCTACGACGCTTGGCAATTGAATCCACTCCTGCCCCATATCCGGCGCGCCGCCGGTATCGACCCCGATGGCCCGCTCTTGGTGCCGATGCAGCGGCGGCAGCCTTACGAGCAAGTTGTGCAAGCGGCGCACCATCTGGCCCGGGACGTGGCGCGCGATCGGATGCTGTGTCGGGCGATCCGGGTTGGCGATTAGAAGCCCGTAGAAGCCCGTAGAGCGATGGGAAGAGCTTTGGGTGCTCCGATGCCTGAAAACCGTTTCCATGCCCTCTACGGCGTTCCTAAGGGATCTATGGCCCTATGTGTCTTCGAGGTCGTCTTCCAAAGCCAAGCAGGCCAGCGCCACGACGCGCGGGATCGGGGCCGCCCGGTCGGTGCCGCGCTTATGGCCGGTTTCGTAGTCGGCCAGTTGCGACACCGAGATTCCCAACGCAACCGCGGCAGCCTGTTGCGTGTAGCCCAGGCGGGCGCGCCAGGCCTTCAGGTCGGGGCCAGTCACTCGGTAATCTTTCCAAGGTTCAGCCAATTGCGCGGAAATGGCCGCATCGCCGATAGCCGCTTGTCCAGATCCGCATCACTCCGCGGCGGGTTCTCTTGCCACCACTTCGCCCACGGCAGCTCGAACAGATCTGCTATGGCCGCCGCCTCCGTCGCGCCACGACCCATGATGTCGTCCGTTGCGTTGTACGGTGAATAAAACTCCTCGAATACCGCGAACCACGTCGCATCCGACAAATCCTGCGGGTTCAGCGCCGCTGCCCGATCGGCCGCAGTCCGCTCGTAAGTTGTCACTAAATAACCGTTCACTTTGTCAATTCGCTTGGTCACGGCAGTGCCCCGATCTTTGCGGCGACGCGCAGCAACAGCCACAGCGCCGGCAGCAACAATGCGGCCACTGTTGCCACCATCCATTTCAGCACGGTCAAATCGGTGCGGATGGTTGCTAACTGAGTGTCATATCCAGCCGCCTCGGCGGCGGCCTCATCGGCCTTCTGGGGGTCCGCGCCGGCGCTCAGCAGCGCGTCGCGGAGCGCTCCTAACTGGAGGGCCATTATGCGGCTATCCGTTTGTGGTAGAGCGTCCACTGCTTGGCCAACCGAGCGGCAATGGCGCGAGTGCGGACCGTGCCGCGCTTCAGCGTGATTGTCGGCAGCTCGTGACCGAACGAGTAGACGTGGTATTCAAAACCGTCAGCGGTCTTGGCGGTGTTCCAGGTGACGATGCGCTGGGTCATGTGCTTGTCTCCGGTTTCGATGAATAGAGATATATGCGCTCAGCGCATCGAGGTCAAGGGATAAATGCGCTGGGCGCAGAAATATGCGGAGCGGGCATGGTGGCGCGCCGGCAGGTAGCCGAAGCGCTGCACCGCCGGCCACGCGGGGGCAGACCCGATACCGGGCCGGTCTATACCGATGAGATTGCCGAAGAGATCTGTGACAGGTTGGCGGCAGGTGAGCCGCTCGCGAGTATCTGCCGCGATGCGCATATGCCTGATGAGAAAGCCGTAAGAAAATGGGTGCAAACTCGCGCCGAGACCTTTGGTCCGATGTACGCACGCGCGAGAGATATTGGATATGACAGTATTGCCGAGCGAATACTTGAGCTGGGCGAAGACCGGGCAGAGTGTATCGGTCCTGATGGCTACATCGACAACGGTGAGATCCAGCGCCTGCGGCTGCTGAGTGACAATCGGAAGTGGCTGCTTAGCAAGATGCAGCCCAAGCGCTACGGCGATAAGGTCACCCAGGAGATCACCGGCGAGGACGGCGGGGCGTTGATCACCCGCATCGAGCTGGTGCCGGTTGACCCGAGGCCACGGCCGATGATCGAGCACGATCCTGGTCGTAATGATGGGTTTGATGGCGGGAAGAAGCCATCAAGGGTCAGGAAACGCTAGGGTTTCTGCTGATTCTCACTGATATATTACGGAGGGTGCGTCCGTCGAACTCGGATGCTGTCTTCTATACGCGTACGCGCGAGAGGCGTATGAACCGGTCCAGCCCGGGTCATGAACCCCCGTTCGGCCACGGCCTGGCTCGTCCCATCTCTCGACCCCACCCCCAGGAGACCCCCTAAAAATTGGGTTCCCATCGCGGCTGCGGTGGCCCCGCCCCACACCGGCGTGTGTGTTGGGTGGCCCGTTTTTATTTTTTAGCTACCCGGAAAAGTTTCATTCAACCCTAGCGTTAGTGGGGGCCACCGAGGTGTTCATTCGGCGGATTGGCGATACGATCGTTGGCGGATCGGTTGAGAAAGTGAGGAACTCGAAGGCGAGGTGTTCCAGCGGAACCCCGAGGGCGCCGGCGATTTTCCACAGGTTGTATGGTTCGGGGTAGCTGGTACCAAGGAGGTAATCGCTGATTCTTTGGCGGTTGCGGGCGACGCTGTAGCCGCGGTTATCGGTGATGCTGCCCCAAACGCGGCGGGCAAGCTCTGAGTTGTTGATTCCGGCCTGTTGCATGCAGGCCTTCAGAGTCTTAGCGAAAAATTCGTATTGAGACATCGGAGATCCTCCTAGGCGGCCTTACCTGGCATAGATGAGCATGTGCTTTCCTCCGTTGGAAAGCCTAGTTTCTCCCCACGCCCCACATTTTTTTTTGCGCTCGGCCGCAGAGTTCGCCTCAACCCTAGGTTACACACGATGAGCGCAGCAATCTGGTTTTGGATCTTTTTTGTTATTAGCCTTGTGTTTAGCGGCGGCTGGTACTGGCGCAATCAGGCGGTATTGCAGCCGTATGGGCCGTTCAGCCTGATTTTTTTCATACTGATCGGGCTATTGGGGTGGGGTGTGTTTGGCGCCCCGATCCGGTGATGGTGGCATGGCAGTGAGGTTACAGATGCGATACCCCGCCTTGGTGTCCGTGCCGTTGTTGCTGTTGGCGCCGTCTTTGTGCCCCGCCCAGACCGCCTTTCAGCCTGGTGGCAATACGGTGACGCTAAGCGTCACCGGCACCACGGCCCGCGTCCAGGTGCAGCCAGCCGGTGCCGGGCAGCAGAATGTGCGCGTATATAACAGCGGTACGGTAGCGGTCTTCCTGTCCTGCGGCGATGTGGCGGTAACGGCAGCCACCGCCACCAGCATGCCGATCGCTCCCGGCACGGTGGAGGTGATCGGCTGCGGCCAGCAATATGTGGCCGGGATCAGCGCGGGTACGGCGGCCACGGTGTACCTGACGGCAGGGAGCGGCATCTAAATGAAAGGCACAGCCGCCTTTCTCGCCGCTTTGCTGCTGTCGGGGCCGGCCGACGCCTATCTGAAGGCGGGGCCGGCGGGGTACGGGCATTGGCTGCAGGGGGCGATTGCGCCGTTAGACGGCGGTGGGGCTTTCACCACCCCGGCGGCGGCCTACAGCATGCGCCGGCTGAAATCCACCTACGCCGGGCCGGGGCTAAAGCTGCGCCGGGCGACGGGCGGTACGCAGGACATAAATTTCCTTGGGTTCAGCGGCTTCACCGGGGCGCCGATCGATACCGCGGCGGCCAACGCCTTTTGCGCCAGCACCACCTGTTTCATCGACACTTGGTACGACCAGTCGGGCAATGCGCGGCATATGCTGCAGCCGACGGCGGGGAGCCAGCCGCAGTATATCGGGGCGTGCAAAGGGTCGCTGCCGTGCGCCCAGGAGACGGCCACGGCGCAGAATATGAGCGTGGCGAGCGTCGCGCCGTCGGCAGTCATCAGCCTGAGCGCGGTGGCGCAGCACGCAGTGCGGCCGGGCGGTTGCGTCTACATATCGGTCAACTTCAGCAATAACCTGTACCAGGACCCGACGACGGATGTGTTGCATCTGCAGGGGACTGGCGGGATCAACGCGCCGGCCACCGGCCTTGCCTGGCACAGCCACACGGCGACGACCAACGGGGCGGCGAGCGTGGTCAACATCGACGGCACGGAAACCGCCGGCACGGTGAGCGTGGCGGCGGGCGCCGGGCCGCTGTATTTCAGCCCGCAGGCGGCCGGGGCTACCTGTAATAACGCCGAGATGATCTGGTGGGACGGGTATGCCCTGACGGGAGCAGAGCGGGCGGCGTTGCAGGCGAATCAGAAGAGCTTCTGGGGTACGCCGTGAGGCGCATCGCCATAGCCGCGGCGGCGCTCTTCCTGTTGCGGGCCGACATGTATCAAGATGCCAGCAACGCGGCGCAGCCGGCGGCGTCGGACAATCTGGGCAAGGCGGCGGGCGGCTATTTCGCGCCGGCCTATGGTTCCTGCACTTGGGACGCGACGCACGACGTTGGCGCCTGCGTCAACCAAGCGCTGACGGCAGCGGCGGCGGTCGGCGGCACGGTAAGCCTGCCGCCCGGCACTTACGGCCTCTCCACCAGGATCGTGTGGCCGACCGCGGCCCCGGTCAGGCTGGTTTGCCCGGGCGGCTCGTCGGCAACTCCCGCAACCATGCTGAAGTGGATTGGCGCTGCGGCGGGGCGGATGGCGGAGGTCCGCACCGGCACCGGCAGCGTCAAGGGCGCGGCGATCACCGGCTGCGGGTTTAACGGCAACGGTGGGCTGGCGGCGGACGGTCTTTACCTCGCGAGCGTCTACAACGGGCACTTTGACGATTTGACGTTCACCGGCGGCTTTAGCGGCGGCAACGTCGTCAACCTGACGGTTGACAGCGTGACCGGCGCCGGCAGTCAGAACAATACCTTCGACAATTTGTACATCGACAACGGCACGAACTTTGGAGCCGGCTATCCGTACAGCAGCAACCAGTTGCGGCTGGGGGCGTTTATCGACGGCACCGGGGTTCATGGCAACGCGGCGTTCAACCGGGGTAACAACATTTTCATCGGTGGCAGCGGCGGCACGGGTATCCTATGCGTCGGTTGCGACAATAACTACCTGAGCGGCCGGGTATTCAATAGCGGGACGAGTGTTGACCTGACGGTGGCGGTATCCGGCGCAAACATGTTCCCGGCCAGCGGCAATGTGTTGTCGCCGATGCAGTACACCGGCGCGGCGGTGGCCCGCGGCAAGACGACATTCCCGGCCTGCGCGTCGTACTCGACCTGCACCTATAACAATAACATCGTGATCGACAGCACCAACGCGACGCCGCAGCCAACGGTGGAGACGGGTGCGGATCTGAGTTGGGGCAGCAACAGCGGCTATCGCTCGAACTTGAGTTTGATCGGCAAGCGCCTGGTGCAGCCCGGTTTGGTGGCGGCGCACGATTATGCGATCTGGGGCGGCTGCAAGCAGAACGCGGCGCTCTACGGGACGCAGGCGACGACGTATTTGTGCAACAGCGAGAATTCGCCTTACGTCGCATTCGACAGCGTCGGCGGCGATCGGTTTCAGATCGACAGCTCGGGGTCGGCCGGCGCGCAGAGCCTGCGGTTCCAGCGCATGGCGGGGACCGGGAGTTTCGTTTTCCAGGGTGCCCCGGTCGTCGTTCCGGTGGTGGCGGTGGCGTCCTTGCCGACCTGCGACGCGACCCGCAAGCACGGGGTCATGTCGGTGTCGGACCAGAACGGCGCACCCACCTATCGCGGCGCCCTGACCGGCGGCGGCGCGATAGCGGTGCTGGCCTATTGCAACGGCACGAGCTGGGAAGCGCATTGATGAAGCAGCGCATCCTGATCGCCGCCGGGCTGTTGCTGGTATCGAGTGCGGTATTGGCCGATATGTTTCAGGACGCCGGCAACGCCAAACTGCCGGACGCCCGGCAGAACCTGGAATTGGGCACGACGCGGTCGGAGGGGAGCAACCTGCCCAACGCCGATGCGGTGACGCGGTTTTACACCTACAGCAATGCTCCGGGCGACCTCGTCAATTACGGCACCAAGGTGCAGTTCCAGGTCAATAGCGAGCCGGATGCGGCGGATTACGCAGTGGAGCAGGCGGGAAAATCGGATGGTGACGGGCAGGGGCAGGGCGCGACCCGGCTATGCACGACAATCCTCGGCAGCACCGCGAACTGCAATTATATGAGCCTCGGCAAAAACTCTATTCATCTGTTCGGCAATGGCGCCGGGCGTCTCCTGGAGATCGGCTCGGTGGCGGCGGCGCCGGTCAATGCCTGGCCGAAGCTGTTACCGGGGGACGATGCGACGGCGCGGTTGTGGGTAATGACCGGCGCGACGGTTAACGCGAGTCTGGAGCTGAAGCCAAAGGGCGCCGGCAGCGTCAATATCGCCTCGACAACGGGAGGCCCGCCGCTATCGCTTATCGGGTCGCCGGGCGGGGCCCAGCCGGCGGTTATCAGTTCCCCGGCAGCGGGGGTGCAGATCAACGGTCACCGCGCGGTGACGCACACCAATTTGGGGGCGTACACGGTCCCGTCAGAGGAGACCGGGACGCATTATCACAATACCGGGGCGGTTGGGGCGTCGACGCTGACCTTGCCGCCTGCCGTGGTGACGCCCGGGCTGGGCGGGGTTTATTACTGTTTCTCGGTGGATGCGGCTTTCAGCGTTGTCGTCAAGGCGGCCGGCACCGACAAGATCGCGATCGGCGCCAGCAATAGCGCGGCTGGCGGCCAGATTTCGGCGACCCAGCCTTATGCCAGTATCTGCCTTGAAACCCACAAGACCGGGCAATGGTTTGCCACCAGCACGCCGGATAAAAGCCAATGGACGGTGCTGTGATCACCCGGCGCGCCGTCATCGCCTCGGCGGCGGCGGCTGCGTTGATCCGGCCGCGCCCGCTCCGGGCGGTGACCACAGGAGTAACCCCGGTATTCATCCACTTTGGCGGCATGGGGTATTCCTTTGACAACCCCAGCCGGCAGAACGCGGTCCACCTGAGCCCGCCACAGTGGCAATTCCGCGCGCCGTTTTTCTGCGACGTGCTCGGCAATCACCGGCTGAGTTGTCTTGGGGTGCAGTCCGATATGGACATCGAGATCCAGGCGGCGGCCAATGCCGGGATCCAGGCGTTTATGTTTCTCGGCGCGCCGAAGGCACGCCAGCCTGGGGTCTATAAAGCCTGGGATTACTATAATGCTTCGCCGTATAAATCGTCGTTAAAATGGGCCGGCTATGTCGGGCCGGAGGATTTTGGCTTCAACCCGTGGTCGAACACGGCCGAGTGGCAGGCCAACTGCAACTATTACGTCAACACCCACTTCAACACGCCGAACTATCTGAAGCTTGGCGGGCGACCGGTGCTGTTTGTCAGTTGGCATCAGGATACGTTGGCGACCCATTTCGCCGGATCGACAGCGAACTGTATCACTAGTTTCAATTATCTGCGATCGCAGGCAGTCGCGGCTGGTGTCGGCAATCCGTATATCGTCGCGATGGGCGACCCATACGGCAGCAACCCAACGTCGCACGAGGCTAAGCCTTGGGTGACGGGTGATGCGATCTCTAATTATGTGCCGAACACGGTGCCGACAGCCCTGCCGAACACCGCGGCCGATCTCGATGTTAAGATGCAGGCGTGGTGGGCGGCGCAGGTGGCGCTCGGCGACAAATATGTTCCCAATGCGCTGATGGGCTGGGATGTGCGGCCGTTGCAGCAACTGCCACAATTCAATTCTCCCCGTATCCCGTGGAACGGGACTGATCAGTATTTCATCCGCGGCACCAATGCCGAAATTGCTGCCAATCTGCAGCATTGCATCGATTTTATCGGCGCCAACCAGCCAGCTTGCGACAGTAAAATCATGCTGGTCTACGCCTGGAACGAGTGCAGCGAGGGCGGTACGGCCGGCATCCCGACATTGGGTGACCCGCCGACCGGCAGCCCGCCGACGACCAACTTGCTCTCGGCGATCAAGCCGGTGCTGACGGCAGCCGCATGAGCGCGATGACCCGAGGTGCAGTGATGGGCCGCGCCGCTGTTTTTCTTACCCTGCTGTTGTTGGCCGCATCGGCCCCAAGGGCGCTGTACGCGCAGCAGGTGCCGCACCCGGTCGGCGGGCCTGCCACATCAACGATGGACGAACTGGCTTCGTGGAACTCGCTTTACGGTAACGCGATCAAGCAAGGTCCGGCCTTTATCACCAACGATACGCCTTCGATCTCGATCGACGGGTCGCCATTGACGGCGCGGAACACGACGGCTTTTACCGCCAGCCAGATCCTCGACGCGGCTGTTCTTGTGCCTCCCGGGACTGGCGCGAAAAACTATGATGCCTTGCGCGGTATCACGTTCGCCCCAGCGGCTACGACGATCAACCTCGTCAGTGGGGTCTCGGCGTATTTGGTGAGCGATGCGGCGACGGTCGGGGTCGGCGGGTTCCCGGCAGCGGTGGGGTTGTTCGCGGCCGGGGTGGCGCGTGGCAACGGCGCCAAAATCTGGGGCGTCAACACCCTCTTATCTGACACGATGACCGGCGCGGTCAGCGCCGGCACCGGTAAGGCGCTCAACAACGAGTTCGATTTTAACGTCTCCTCGCCGAATACGACGATCCTCGCCCTTCAGCTTGCTGGCAGCTCGATAGCGCAGCCATCTGCGGCTTATGGGGTGGTATTGCAACCGCTCGACAGTGGTTATCCTACCGCCGGCACCATCAAGTGGAGTGCCTTCCTTCAGGCCAATCCAGGCGCAACCAACATCTTTGCTGGGATTGGCCCGAAACAGGTGACCGGAGCAAGTATCGCATCGCAAGATATTATTATGGGGTTTTACGATACTGGTAGTGCTTACGGCAATATCGTGTTGAATGGAAGTAGCGCCGGGGGGCTGCAGGTATTCTCGGCCAATTCTTTAGCGCGGGCGGTAACGATTACCGGCGGCGCGGGCCGGTTTGCCGTGGAAGACGGCGGCGGGTTTACGATCAACAGCAGAATCGTGATGCAAGGGACCGGCGCCAATTTCGGGGTCGGGGCGAATACCGGCTACACCACCCAGACTTACGGCAACGCCACGGCGACAACTGCAATCCTCGGCTCGATTATCAGTCTGAATACGTTGCCGACCGTGGCCGGCGGCGGCGGCCTGACCGTCTGCATAGATGCCAGCGGGGTTTTGTACAAAAAGGCGGCGTGCCCGTGAGGCTGCTGATCCTGTTGCTGATCCTGCTTGCCGGCCCGGCATTGGCGCAGCAACCCTCGCCGGAACCCCGGGAGCCGGCGGCGATGCGGGGTGTCGTGCTGGCATTGCAGCAGATGGCGGTCTCGACCGAGCAGTATATATCAGACGTTACCCGGCGTTTGGCCGAGAAGGATGCTCAGATTAACGAGCTGACCCAGAAATGCGGCGAGAATTGTAAAACCGGAGGCAAGTGATGTTATGACCAGCGGCCAGATCCAACTGCCGAGAAAACTGGTCGAGGTGTTTAGCGGTGAGGCTCTTTATCGTGGTGCTTACGGCGGAAGAGGAAGTGCCAAATCCCGTAGTTTCGCCAAGATGGCTGCTGTTTATGGTCTTAGGGCTGCTCAGGCCAAGCAATCGGGGGTTATTGTTTGTGGCAGAGAATTTCAAAACTCGCTTGATGAAAGCAGTATGGCGGAGGTTAAACAAGCCATCGAAAGCGAGCCATGGTTGGCTAAGAACTACGAAATCGGTGAGAAATACATTAGAACCAAAGATGGGCGCATTGACTTTACATTCGTGGGCCTACGGCGAAATATCGAGTCAGTCAAGTCTACTGCACGCATACGCCTTCTATGGGTGGACGAGGCGGAGCCCGTCAGTGAGGTTGCTTGGCAAAAGGCTATCCCGACAGTTCGCGAGGAGGGTGCGGAAATCTGGATTACCTGGAACCCGGAACGACGCGCGTCGGCGACTAATCAACGATTTAGGATTAACCCGCCGCTCGATTCCAAAATTGTAGAGGTAAACTACAAAGACAATCCTTGGTTTCCGAGCGTTCTGGAGCAGATCCGCAAAGAAGATGAGCGGGTAAGACCGGAGCAATACGCCCATGTTTGGCTCGGCGATTATGCCACGGCGCATGTCGGGGCTTACTTCGCAAGGCATTTGAACGAGGCGCAGGAAGAGGGTCGGATTTCCAAGGTTATGCGCGATCCTCTCCTTCCGATAAGAGTGTATTGCGATCTTGGAGGAACGGGAGCAAAGAGCGATGCTTTTGCCGCCTGGGTTTGCCAGTTCGTCAGCCGCGAAGTACGAATCCTGGACTATTACGAGGCTATCGGAGAGCCACTGGCGGTACATATTCAATGGCTACGAGACGGCGGCTGGGGGAAGGCAGATATCTACCTTCCGCATGATGGTGCAACCCACGATCGGGTCTTCGACGTTTCTTTTGAAAGCTCGTTTCGGCAGGCCGGGTTCAAAGTAGAGGTGATCCCGAACCAGGGCCGCGGCGCCGCCAAGATGCGGATCGAGGCGGCGCGCAGATTGTTCCCGAGTGTGTGGTTCAACAAGGAGACCACTGAGGCCGGCCGGGATGCTTTGGGGTGGTATCACGAAAAGAAGAGCGAAGACGTGCGGGATGTCGGGCTGGGGCCGGAGCATGATTGGTCAAGCCATGGCGCCGACGCCTTTGGTCTTTTAGCGGTCGGTTACGAGACCCCGCAGGGGCGGCCGGTTAAGTTGAAGTACGAAAGATTGGGGATAGTGTGATATGAGCGCCAGTGATACGGCCTTGATGCATAGCCTGATCGAGCGCGTGGAAAAGCTCGAAAGCCAGGTCAAGGAGTTGATGGAAGCTCGTCAGGGCAGGGAATTGCAGCCGGAATTGTATGGCGAGCAGCCGGACCATACGGCCGAGCGGGAAGCGCGGCGGGGACCGGGAAGGCCGCCGGGATTGACGAGGACATAGGAGTGCCTCTCAGGGACGAAGCGGTGACATTGGCTCTGGTTGATCTGGCACTGGCCCTGGCTGTCGAGGCGGCGGAGGTATGCGCCTGGTTTGCCGCGGATTTTGAGCCGATCGCGGCGTTGCGGGCGGCCGGGGAGGCATTTGGCGAAGCGTATGGGCCCTGGTACGAGTTTGGCGAGGCTCCCGAATGAGCGACGGTTACACGTTCCGCGGCTCGGCCTTCTCCGGCGACGATATCCCGGGGGTGCGTACCACCCGTGGTTATCGCGAGAAAGAGAGGGAGCAGATCATCCAGGGGTTGCAGCTCGACGACCTCGACGAGGAACGGATCAAAGGCATCATCCAGGGTGAGTTGGAGCAGGCGCTGGGGCAGGATGGCGGTTCACTCTCGAATGACCGCCTGGAGGCCTTGCGTTACTACAATGGCGAGCCGTTTGGTAACGAGGTGGCCGACCGCAGCCAAGTGGTCATGCGCACCGTTCTGGAGGCGGTAGAATGGGTTCTACCGGCGTTGATCCGCATCTTTACCGCCAGCGATAAACTATGCGTCGTCGAACCGCCGCGCCCGGGCATGGAGGATCAGGCCCGTCAAGCCACGGATTATTTGAACTTCATCGCGATGAGCGATAACCCTGGCTTTATGATCCTCAGAGACTGGTTTCACGACGCGCTCCTGGAGCGCCTGGGCTGGGTCAAGTACTATTGGGATACGCAAAAGACTACCGAAACTCAGTCCTATACCGGTCTGACAAAGGAGCAATACGAAGCCCTTCTCGGCGACGACGAGGACGTTGAGGTCATCAAGCTCGAAACCTATAAACAGGACACTGACGAGTTCAATCTGGATCGGCCTTTTGTGCCTCCAGGACTGCCTCCCATGCCTGTCCCACCGCCGTTACCGCCGTTACCAGGGGGTCCGATGGGTTCGGGTCCAGGTCCGGGTAGCGCCGGTCCAGGATTTCCTCCAGCGATTCCAACGCCCACTCCAGGGCCTGCAGGGACTCCTGGAGGTATGCCGGTCGCTCCGGCGCCGGGGCTTCCTCCAGTGCCCGGAATGCCCGCGGCGGGGATGGGGCCGCTTGGGCCACCGCCGCCGCCCTTGCCAGGGCCGCCGCCGCCTGTTGGGTTGCCTGGTCCTGGGTTTCCGCCACTACCGCCTCCTGAGATCGAATTATACGATTGCACGCTCAGGATAACCCGCGAGCACGGGGTTGTGCGCATTCTCAATGTGCCGCCCGAGGAAGTGCTTTTTAGCAAAAGAGCCAAGCGCGGCGACATCCCGTTCTTGGCGCATCGCCGCTCCTGGACCTATAGCGATCTGATCCAACAGGGCTATGACGAGGAATGCCTTGATCTGGTGCCAATGGACGATAGCAGCGAATCCAATATGGAGCGGACGGAAAGACACCGCGATTCGATCGAGTGGCCGGGCGAGGATCGCCGCGATAGTGCTCGCAACATCTGGGTCGAGGAGAATTACTGCCGCTTCAGCATCGATGCCGACACGCCCTCGACCGAGCTTTACCGGGTGATGACCGCCGGCAACGGTAATGTCATCCTGACCAAGAAGAACAAGCCGGTGGTCGAGTGCGTCGACGAGATCCCGTTTGTCAGTATCTGTCCGGTGCCGGCAAGCCACAAGCTGGTTGGGCTTAGCCTCGCCGATCTGACAAAAGATATTCAGTTGATCAAAAGCACCTTGATGCGGCAAATGATCGACAATGCTTTTCTTAGTAATTGGCCAAGAATTGAAGTAGCCGACGACAGTGTAAACGAAAATTCATATGATGATTTACTTACATTACGTCCGGGTGGAATCGTAAGAACTAGGCGTCTCGGCGGTATTCAGCCGATGATGATCCCGTTCACTGCCGACAAGACTTTTCCGTTGGTGCAATACCTGGACGAGACCGCGCAGCTCAGAACCGGGGTATCTAGCCAGGGCCAGATGGTTAGCCCGGATGCATTGAACAACACCGCGGCAGCATCGGTAGCGATGCTGCAGCAGGCAGCGGCGCAGCGGGTCGAGCTGTTCGCCCGGATCTTCGCGCACGGGGTAGAAGAGCTGATGCGCGGGGTGATGCGGCTGGTCAGGAAGAACCAGCAGCAGGAGCGCATGATCCGGGTGACCGGCGGCTGGTTGAATGTCGACCCCAGAGAGTGGCGGCAGGAGATGCCGATCTCGGTGTCGGTAGGATTGGGCACCGGCAACCGTGACCAGATCCTGCAGCACCTGCTGCAGATTATCCAACTCCAGGGCACCATCGTACAACAGCAGCAAGGCGTGCACGGCCCGCTGGTTTACAGCCAGAATGTCTACGATGCCTTAAAGGCACTGCAAGAAAACGCCGGGTTCAAATCGAGCTTCTTTGCCGATCCGAGGCAGGGACCGCCGCCGGGCAGCCCGCCGCCACCACCGCCGCAGCCCGACCCGAAAGCGGCTGCCGAGGCGGCGAAGATCCAAGCACAGATGCAAACCGAGCAAATGCAGGCGCAGGCCAATGTGCAGGCGATCGGCGTGAAGGCGCAGGCCGAGCAGCAATTGATGATGGAGAAGGCGCAGGCCGACGCGGCGATCCAGCAGCAGAAGCTGGAGCATGAAAAGGCGATGGGTCTCCTCAAGGTGCAGCACGAGACCGAGTTGGAGCGCCAGAAGGCGGAGAATGCCTTAGCCGTGGGCATGGCCAAGGTGAAGATCGCCGGCGAAGCCAAGCAGCGCGAGATCGAGCTGAAATACGCCGCCGGGGCTTACGACCAGCGCCCGGCCGGGCCGCCTAACGGGTCATTCGGCGGGGCGGCCGAGTAAGGCTGATGGCGGCGCTTGATTGGCTGCAAAGCCTGCTCGGTGGCGGCCAACACGGTGATCCGAGCACGCCGGCAATGCCGGCGCAGCCGTTGCCGGACGATGCCCTGGTCCGGCTCCGTGACATGTTGGGGCAGGGCGCCGCCTCGTCGCTCACTGCCGGCGGCGGCGATGTGCAGCCTGGCCTCAACATGCTGGGGCGCGCTGTTGTGGCGCCGGCATTGGCGGGTGGCGCGGCGCTGGAGGCGACGATGACCGGGCAGCCGGTGTCGGCGGCGGAGATGCTGCAGGCGGCGATGATGGGAATCACCCCGACGCCGACGCGACTGCCGGGGGGCGTGCCGAGCGCCACCCCGACCACGATGGAGCGGCTGTGGGCTGACGAGAGCGGTGCGCTCAAGCTGGGCGGCGGGCCGATCCGCGCTTTCCACGCCAGCCCTTATGATTTTGAAAAGTTCGACTTGGGCAAGGTCGGCACCGGGCAAGGTGCGCAGTCTTATGGGCACGGCATCTATGCCGCCGAAAGCCCAGCGGTGAGCGGCAAGGGCGGCCAATACGATCTTGAGTTTACCGCAAAAAACCTTGGCAAATACGATCTGAACCCGGGCGAATTGCAAATCCATCGGATGTTACGCGCCGACCGCAGTGACATGGATATCTTGGGCGAGTTGGCGAAGGGCGGCGGCTATACCTTTGATGAAGCGATGGCAGCGCTCGACCGCGTCAAGGCGGCTAAGGCCAAGATCTACGAAGTAGACATCCACGCCGACCCGCAATCGTTTTTGGATCTTGATAAATCGCTTGGAGGGCAACCGCCGCCGGTTCTGCAGGCGTTACAGGAAATCGGAACACCGCAATCTATGATGTCGTTGAATGCGGATGAAGCGATCAGGCGAGCAGGAGAAAATCCGCTCCGGGCGGCCGATCTTTTTAATCGAGGTGGCGCACCATTGGAGATGACGCCCGCTGATGTGTCGGCGAGATTACGCGAAGCCGGTATTCCCGGCAGCCGCTACCTCGACCAGGGTTCGCGCGGGGCGGCGGTAGATCCGGCCGGCATTCAGCGCAATATCGAGATGATAGAAGGCTATCTACGTGATCCGCGAATGCACCCGACGCATCATGCTGGTTGGCAAAAGCGGATTGAAGAATTGCAAGCTGAATTGATTAAGGCCAGACAGCCCGGCACCAGCAACTACGCCATCTTCGACCCCAGCATCATCGAGATCCTGCGCAAATACGGCATCCTGCCGCCGGTAGCGGCGGGCGGCCTCCTCGCAACGGGCTCCGAGCCGCCGACATGAGCGTGGTTCCGTTCAAAAAGCCGCAGCCTAAGAAGCCGCGCATCCGGGTCTGCGACTGCCACAATGAGAGCTTCTGGGTGTACGAGGACGGGCGCATCCAGTGCATGCAGTGCGACCGGTTCGACGATGGCATACGGGGCGTTTGGTCGTTCGTCGTAGACCAGGATGAGCCCGCCTGATGCTGAGCCGTTGGGCGCGGTTTCTGGCCAAGGTGGATATCCCGTGGCGGCCGAGCGCGCCGCCGCCGACCGACCGGCAGGAGTTGGGCGAAGAGGCCAGAAGGCTCCTCGACAATCCGGTCCTGCACGAGGCGATGGACCGGGTCGAGCGGAAGTTGGTCGACACTTGGCGCAACACCGCGCCTGGGGAAGACGAGCAGCGCGAAGCGGCCTACGCGATGTACTGGGCGATGCAGCAAATCCGCGGTGAATTGCGGATCATGATCGCCAATGCAGGCATGGCGATACGTCAGCGCGCCGAATGAACGTCGAGGGTCTGACCAACCGGCAGGTGTTGGTCCGCGCATTGCGCCGCCTGCTCGATGAGGTCGAGACCGGTCTGGTATCGGCCGAGGCGGTGGAGCGGGCCAAGGAAGCGCTGGGCGAGGTGGTCCGGAACAAAAAGCCCGAGAGCTTGGCGAAATTGAAGCCGAGCAAAAAAGTCTAACTCCCCACAAGGACAAAACATGAGCGACGCAGCGCCCTCCGCTTTAGCGGGTGAGGGCCCCGGAAGCATGACCGAAGCACAGGTCATGGAGGGCATTGAAGGCCTGCTCGACGATAAGCCTAAACGCAGACAACCGCCGAGAACGCTGGAGACCCGGACTTTACCGGGTGCGGAAGCGCTGGCGGAAGAGGAGCAAGGGTCGCAAGACCCGCTGCCGGGACCGGATGATCCGCCCACCCGAGAGGAAGAGGAGGACGACGCCTACGAACCCGACACCGAGCCCGCGGAAGAGGGCGAGGAGTTGGCCCATCAAGGGATCGAGCCACCGAGTAGTTGGACGAAGCAGGACCGGGAAGTGTTCGGCACGCTCCCACCCGAAGCCCAGGCAATCATTGCCCGCCGGGACAGCGAGCAGAACGCGGCCTTTAAGCAGAAAACCCAAGAGATAGCCGAGCATCGAAAAGCGCTCGAAACGACGTTTCAAACCGTCGAGCAAGAGCGTCAGACTTACGCCCAGAACCTGCGTCAGCTTTTGGCAGTAGCGATGCCGGAGGCCGAGCGGTTTAGTCAGGTCGACTGGACCCGTTTGGCGCAGGAGCAGCCAGCCGACTATGTCAGGATGACGGCCGAACGCGATGCCTTACGGGGTCGCCTCGGTACGATCCAGCAGGAACTGCAGCAAGTCGAGGCGCAAAGCCAACAGGCGCACGCCTATCAATTTGCCCAGATCCGGCAGGCCGAACAACAGCGGCTGGTGGAGGCGATCCCGGAATACGGCGACCCCGAGAAGGGGCCGGCAAAGATCGCCAGCGTGCGCAATTGGCTGAGCAAAAAGGGCTTTAACGACCAGGAGATCGGCGCGGTGGTGGATCACCGTGTGCTGCTCGTGGTCGAGGAGGCGATGCAGGCGGACCGGATGAAAGAGGTCCGCCAGCAGGCGCAGCAAAAGCGCAGCAATGGTGGCGTGGTGCAGCCTCCCGGTGCCTCGAGAGCAGGGCCGGATAACCGGGCGGCACAGCGGCGCCAGCAGAAAATGACGGCACTCAAGCAGTCGGGCAGCGAAAAGGATGCTATCGGCTATCTCATGGAAATCCTCTAATCCCTTGATTATACGGAGTTTTCCATGGCGATCATCACAGGAACGGCTACTACACATGCCGGCGCGCCCGGCTTGCAGGGTCTTAGAGAGGACCTTGCCGAATGGATAAGCAATCTCAGCCCTACAGATACTCCTTTTACGAGTAATGTCGGCAGAGGCACCGCCGATGCCGTGTATCACGAGTGGCAGACGGACAGTCTAGCGGCACCAAACACGGCCAACGCGCAGTATCAGGGTGATGATATCGCGACGTTTACTCCAGCAAGTGTCACCGCACGCTTGGGAAATCGAACTCAAATCTCCCGCAAAGAGGTGATTATTTCGGGAACAGTCGATGCGGTAAATAAAGCTGGCCGCCGCACCGAACTAGCCTCAATTCATTAGGGGCCTTCCGGGAGCGATCCCGGTCGATACTGGGTGAAATCGGTGGACACCCCTTTGGGGCAATACCGAGCCAAGCCGCTGACAAGCGGAAGGTGTAACGACTAGGCGAAAGCCGTAGGGGCCAAGCGGCCTCGAAGCGCCCAGCCCTCCCGCGAGGGAGGTGAAGAGATAGTCTGGTCTGCACGGCAACGTGCAGCAGTCTCGGCGACCGCAATCCGGGACGCGGCGGGAGTAGCGAACCAGCCGGAACACAACGACCAAATGACCAAGCGCGCTAAAGAATTGAAGATCGACATCGAAGCGATCCTTCTTTCCAACCAGGCAAAAGTGGTCGGCGCGGTGGCTGTCGCGCCCAAAGCGGCTTCCGTGCTTGCGTGGTTGAAAACGAATACCAACCACGTCGGCACCAACCCGACAGGTGACGGGACGGATGCCAGGGTGGACGGTACGCCGCGGGCCTCGATCCATTAGGGGCACTTTCGCGGGTGACCGCGATCGATCACCGGGTGAATTGCTGGAACCTCCCGCAAGGGACAATCAGCAGCCAAGCCGCTTCGAGGGGAGCGGAAGGTTCAACGGCCAGAGGGAAACCTCGTAGGGGCAAGCGCCCCGAAGCGCCCGGCCCCGCCCAAAAGGCGGGTGAAGATATGGTCTGCTCTATGCGGCAACGTATAGCTGCCGGCGCAAGCCGGCGCGGCAGGAATTAGCGAGCCTGCCGGAACACTAGGTTACGGAAGCGATGTTGAAGTCGGTTTCTGCGAGCGTGTTCACCAACTCCAGTGAAGACCTCGATGTGCTCATGGTCGGCGGTGCCAATAAAGCCGTCGCATCGGGCTTCGCTGGTGGCGCGCAGAAGACCTACGATGTTTCCGACCGCAAGCTGGTTACTACGATAGACGTGTGGGTGGGTGACTCAATGGGGTCCTTGGCGGCGTAAGCTGCCTCGAAGAACTGGGTGAATTCGGTGAACATCCGGGCGTCCCGGACAATACCGAGCCAAGCCGCGCAAGCGGAAGGTGTAACGACTAGAGCGCAAGCTCGTAGGGCCAAGCGGTCCGAAGCGCCCAGCCCCCGGAATAAAGCCCGGGGTGATGAGATAGTCTCCTCTGCACGGTAACGTGCAGCAGTCCGTAAGGACGCGACGAGATTAGCGACCTCGTTGGAAGATTTAGGTCCACACGATCAGGATCATCCCAAACCGCTTTATGCGGCCGAGGGATGCGTTGTTGTTGAACTGGAGCTTGTGGAGCGTTGACTGGCTTCGTCCAATTCGACAGATGGAATTGGCGAAAACAGGCGATGCGGAGAAGCGTCTACTCATCGGCGAGTATACGTTGGTGTCTAAAAATGAAGCCGGAAATGGCGGCATTTTCGATCTCACGGCTCCGTAACGCACATTGAGGAGGCCGGCCGGGATTAGCACCTCGGCCGGTTTTCCGGTCAAATAGACGCGCCAATCGCGACGTGGTCGGCGAGCCGCATTCGGTTGTTTCTGCTGACGTTCTCGAACTCAGTTAGGCGCCGCAAATTCCACGGCACATGCAAACCGCTGACGCGGTAACCGTCAAAGGTTATGCCGCGAAACGGGATGATGTGGTCAACGTGCATGCCGGTCGGGCAGTCCTTGTAAGTCTGTAGGAGTTCGGTCGTGTCAACCCAAGGAGGAGTTGCTTGTAATTTTCGCGCACGGCGTAACGCCGCTTGCGCGGCGCGTATGTCGCGATTATCCCTGCTCCAAGTCTTTGATTGCTCACGATTATAGGCGCGGGCTTTTTCCAGATTGGCTTGTCGCCACTGGCTCATCTGTTTTCGGCGCTCGGCGCGGGTTTTTTCTGGGTTTTCTTGCCTGTTGCGGTGAGCCCACTCGCGATTATACGGCCGGCGCTCAACCTTGGTTTTTAGCTTCCATTCTTTCTTGTAGGCACGGATGCTATCTTTATTTTCCGCAGCGTATTGTTTTTGATATTCGATCTTTTGTTCTCTGGTTTCGAGATAACGCAAGCGGTCGTATTCGCTCTTGGCGGCACGACGCTTCGCAAGTCGTTCTTCGGGGGATACAGTGGAATCAGCCATCCTAGCGCTCCAATCGCTGGCGGTGGTCAGGTGGCGGGCCGGTGCTGATACACCGCTCGCCACCGCACTGTATCAGAAACGCTGACTGAATGCCGGTACAGGGTGTCGCAGCTGCTCTGGCGATGGTGCTGCTGCACCGGGCCGATGGCGGCGAGGTTATTGTCGCCGTGCCCCAGATCACCAGCCTGCACTCGGCGGCCATGTCAGGACCTAAAGTAATGCACCAGACGGCGGGGTGTGTCGTCTGGCTGGCTGATGGGCGGATGTTGACCGTGATGGAGCCGTGCGAGACGGTTCGCAAACTTTTGGAACAGGCGAGATGACCGAATATCTGCTCGACCAGGACAAGGCGGCCGGCACCTGGGAGACCTTTGAGTACGACGAGGACACTGGCAACATCACGATCCGCAAATATGCCGACGTGCAGCCGGCGCTGGATGTCAATAAGGGTTTCCACCTACACAGCGACGGCAAGGGCAAGGACGCCTGGCTGGCGGCCCGTATCCCCGACACGATTGCCCTCAAATGGCTGAACGACTACGGCGTCAACGCCTGGCGGGCGGATCACTGGCCACAGGTCAAGCGCCTCCTTGAAGACCCCGAATGGAAGCATCTGCGACCCACCAGCTTTAGGCTCTGACAGATGGCCTTGGACACCTACGCCGCCTTGAAGACCAGCGTCCTGTCCTGGCTGGCGCGGCCGGGCGACCCGCTGGTGGAGCCGGCGGTCGATGACATGGTCAAACTGTTTGAGGCCGAAGCAAACCGCAGATTGCGGGTCGGTGCGGCCGAGAAATACGTCACATTGACCACGATCGGCGGCACCGGCGGCATCGCCTTGCCGAATGACTTCCTGCAAGCGCGGCGCGTTTCCTGCGATGGCTACACTTTGGCTTATGTCCCGCCCAGCCTCTTGCCAGGTCTCGGCGGCCCGCCGCTCGCCTACACCTTATGGGGTAACACCATCCTGTGGATCGGGCCGCTGCCCGACACGGTCTACGACATCGAATTGATCTACCAATCGGGCGTGCCGCCGTTGGCCGGTGGTGACGGGACCAATTGGCTCCTAGACCAGCACCCCGACGCCTACCTGTTCGGAACCCTGGCAGAGGCCGAGCTTTACATCGGCCACGATGAGCGGGCGCCGATGTGGCTGCAGCGCCGCGAGGCGGCGTTCGCCTCGATCGAAATGAGCGACCGAAAAGCCCGCTGGGGCGGGCCTCTGCAAATCCGGGCGCATGGTATCCAGATCGCGCCGGGCAGTGCCCACGGGGGCGGCACGGTGCCGACAATTTCGGGAGGCAATCAAGTGTATGTCGGCACGACCCCGCCCGCTACCGTGAACGAGGGCGATCTGTGGTGGGACTCATCCTCCACCGGCCTCGGCGGCGGCCAGCTTTATGTCTATTACCTCGACCCGACCGGCGTTCCGGGGCAGTGGGTTGCCGCCACCAACCAGCCAGGGTCCGCAACCGCCGGCATATTGACGCTGACACCGAGTTCGGGCGACACCATTGTCATCAGCCCCGGCGCGCCTAGTGTCTACATCTCGTCCGGTTCTCTGGCGGCATTGACCGTGCAACTACCGGCCACCCCGCCGCTCGACAACACGGTGCAGATCTCCTTTGCCCACGACGTAGAGGCGCTGGCGGTGCAAACCAGCACCGGGGGGGCGGTAACGGGTGCCCCGGACAATGCCTTCGGCCCGGGTGCGGCATTGATCTTCCGCTACGTCCCGCCGGGTGTGTGGATTTACTGGAAATAAAATGAGCTTGGATTTCCCGACCGGACCGACGAGTGGCCAGACCCACACAGAGGGGGGGCTGACCTGGCGGTATCTGCCGCCACGATGGATCGCGGCCACGCCGGCGCCGCCGGAACTGTTGCCGCCGCAGATGCTGGTCGTTACCTCCAGCCAGGTTCTGCCGGCAGGGTTTACCGGCACGGTGTTGGTCGAGGCCGCCGCGTCGTTGACCCTAACCCTGCCACCAACACCGGTGACTGGCCAGGCGGTGACGGTCAAAGACGCTCTCGGCAATGCCGGTACTTACCCGATCACGGTGGCGGGCACCATCGAGGGCATCACCGATATGACGATCAATTTTGCCTATGGCTGGGTGTCGCTGACCTATAGCGGCATCCAATGGATTCAGACGTGACTATTGCACCATGGCCCGAATGGTTGCCGGATCAAGCCGATTTTGGCTCGGCCGGGTCGCCGGTCATTACCGGCGTCATACCGTTGACCCCAAAATCCTATGGCCCGATGCCATCGGCGGTGCCGTGGTCGAGCAACACATTGGCGGAACAATGCCGGGGCGCTTACGCAATCAAAAGCCCGGGCGGGCAGGTTTTTACCTTTGCCGGCGACCGGCAGAAACTCTACCGGGTCCTGCCCACCACCGATGTCCTGGCCGATGTCTCGCGCACTGCCGGCGGGCCGTATGCCACCCCGCCAATTCCTTTAGGCGGCGGTCACTGGAGCATGACCTCCTTTGGCAGCCGGATCGTCGCCACCAACGGGGTCGATCCGATCCAGACGATGCTCTTGGGGGAAACCAATTTTGAGGATTTACAGCCTGGCGAGGTCGGCCCGCCGGTCGTGGCGGCGGCACCGCTCGCCAAGTACGTCGCGACGGTGAAGGATTTCCTCTTTGTCGGAAACACGTCAGACCCGGTAGATGGCCCGGTTCCTTATAGAATTTGGTGGTCGGCAATCAACAACGTCCAATCGTGGCCCCAGCCTGGAAGCATAGAAGCGCAGCAGGTCATGAGCGACTACCAGGATCTGCAGCAGACCGATCTCGGCAACGTCACGCAATTGGTTAGCGGCTTCGCGCCGGGCTCAGATGTCGTGATCTTCTGCGAGCGCGGCATCTACACCGCCAGCTTCACCGGCCCGCCGCTCTTATTCAACTTCCGGGTGGCGCAAGGCGCTTCCGGCACGATGTCGCCGCGCTCGGTGGTGCAGTCTTTCGCGCGTAACAATGCCGGAGCCATACAGCCTGTGGTTTATGCACTGGGAGGCGATGGGTTCTTTGCCTTTGACGGCAGCACCAGCTTCCCGATCGGCGCACAGAAGTTCGACAGGTTGTTTTGGCGGGAACTCGACGACGCCTATTTGAGCTATGTGCAGGGCATCAACGACCCGCGCACGCACAGCGTTATCTGGGGGTTTGCCACGGCCGGCAGCAACGGATTGATCAGCCGCCTCTTAATCTACAACTGGGAACTCGCGCGGGCGTCCTACATCGAATTGGAACCGGCGCAGTATCTGGAATGGCTGACGGTCTCGATGTACGGCACCTCGTACAATCTCGACAACATTCCCGTCAGCATGGGCGATCTCGACACGCTCTCCCCCAGCTTCGACGACCCCTTCTGGACCGGCAATCAGGAGAGCCGCCTTAGCATGTTCGACCGCGAACATCGCCTTTCGATCGGCGGCGGGCCGGCTTTTGCGGTGGTGTTGGAAACCGCCGAGATGCAGCCAAACGAAGGCCGCCGAGCCTGGGTCCGGCTGACCCGGCCGCTCAATGACGGCGGTATCTCGACGATCGCGGTCGGGCACCGCGAGCGGTTGACCGATCCGGTGATGTGGGAAGCGCCGGTCTCACTCAACCAATTGGGCGAGTGTCCGCAAAGAGCCACCGGAAGATACCTCAGGTTTCGGATGACGATGCCGGCTGGACAGGCCTTTACCCACGCGATGGGTATCGACATGCAGCTTATCCCGGAGGGGCAGCGGCGCTAATGGCGGCGCATAGCCCGCTCACCACCGTAGTCCCGCCGGTAATGCCGGACCAGCCGCCTCCTGCCTGGCCGCAATGGCTGCGCTCGATGGCGGAAGCGATCAACCTACTGGCCAACCGCCAGAACAACCCGATACCCGAAGCCGCCGACATTGCAGGACTACAGCAACTGGTGGCGGACCTAAGCACGCGGCTGGAGGCGCTGGAGCGGCGGTGACGGACAGGGTGCATCTACCGCCGCTCGATGAGATCCTCAACTATTGGCCGCAGATCGAGGCGCATCTGCGCCGTGCTACCGAGCGTACCGGTTGCTACGAGCCGATCGACCTTCTCCGCATGGCTTTTGCCGGCGAGGTCGGGATCTGGCTGTGCGAAAGCCGGACCGGGATCGATGCGGCTTTTGTCACCTGGATCAAGCAGTACCCGCGCCGGCGCGTCCTGGAGATCGCCGCTGGCGGCGGCAACAACATGCAGGATTGGATCGGGCCTTTGCGAGACGCCCTCGACCAGCACGCGCGCGAGACCGGCTGCGCCCACATCGCGTCTACTGCCCGGCCGGGATGGTTGCGTGCCTGGGGCGCCAGAGCTACCGGCGACATCCAGATGGTGCGCGGTATAGGAGGCGCTCTGTAATGAAGGGCTCATCGCAGCCGAGCGGCTACACCAACGTCACTAACCCGAGCCAGGTCGCTCAGCAACCATATCTCAATTTTGGCTACGAGCAGGCCAAAGACCAGTACCAGAATACGCCCTATTACCCCGGCAATACGGTCGCGCCGTATTACGCGCCAAACCCCTATCAGGCGCAGGGCTACGAGGCCTTGGCCAATACCGGGCAGCAATCGGCCAATACCCTGCAACCGGCCGCCAACACGGTCTTCAACGAAGCCGCCACCCGGCAATACGGTGGCCCCGCCAATCCGGCTTACGGCGGCTACATGGGGCTGGCCTACGGCGACAGCTACACGCCGCAGAACTTCGGCAACCTGCAGTCACAGGCTCAGTGGGGCGGGCAGAACTATGCGGGGCAAGTGGCGCAATACGCCCCCGAGATGCAGGCGCTGGGCCGCGCCGGGGCGCAGAACAGCAACCTCGGCATGTCGCAATTGGGAGCCAGCGCCTCCGGGCAGTATCTGAACAGCAACCCGTACCTGAACGCTGCCATCGAGACCGCGCAGCGCCCGACCCAGACGGCTTACCAGACCAGTATCGCGCCGGGGCTCGATGCCGCGGCGGCGCAGAGCGGGCGCTACGGCTCTGGTGCGCAGGCCGGCATGGCATCCACCGCGCAACAGAACCTGGTGCGAGGGTTGGGCGACATATCGACCAATATGTCGAACGCCAATTACGCCCGCGAGAGGCAGGCGCAAGACGCTGCCGCGCAGAATTACGGGCAGATGTACAATACCGGCTTGGGTCTTGGCATGACCGGCTTGCAGAACGCCGCCGGGCTGCAGAACACCGCCGGCAACCAGTTCTTTGCCGGTCAGCGCGCCGCGCAGGATGCCGCCAACCAATACGCCCAGGCGCAGCAGAGCGGGCTGGCCGGGTTGTCATCGGGCTTCAACACGCAAAACCAAGCAGCGATGGATGCGATGCGGGCCTTCCCCGGCTTGGCGACAGCCAACCAGCAGGGGGCACAAGCGCAGATCGCAGCGGGCCAGGGTCTTTCCGGCCTCGATCAGCAGTACCGGCAGTATCAACAGCAACTGATCGACGAAGACATGAAGCGGTACAATTACCCGCAGCAGCAATTGCAGAGCTACATGGGCCTGATCGGGAGCCCGGTCCCGGGCTCCACCTCGACGCCGTACTACCGCAACCAGGGCGCTGAGGTCATGAGTGGCCTGACCGGCGCGCTCGGGCTCGGCAAGTCGTTGATGGGTGGCTTGAGCAAAATCTGATGCACGAGCCGGAACCGGAAGGGGACATCCGGGCGCAACTCCGGGCGATGCTCGACCCCGACCACCCGAAGCGCGCGGTTTTTGTTGTGCCGCAGGACCGCGAGCGGGTCGCCCGCCCCGGCCCGAAGGTGTTTGCCGAGACCCGGCCCGAAGGCACGCTGTTCACCAGATCGGACCAACTCGCCACGAGCTTTCTGTGCGCTCCCTCGGACGAAGCTGGGTTCGATCGGATGATGGCCAAGATCCTCGGATTGCCGCAGGACAAGCAGTCGGTGTTCCGCGCCTGCGATGGCCGCCCGATGGCCCGGGCCAAGATCGTTCAGGCCACCGACGCGGATGGTTGGGTCGTCACCGAAGCTGCCGCCGGGCCGGATCAATTGAAAGAGACCAGCGAAGCCCTGCAAAAACATGTGCCGCCAGGCGGCAGCTTGCGGGTCATGACCCCGATCGAGGCGCTGGGGCGGCGGATGTTGTTACGAGAGGCGGGTAACTAAAGATGGGCGACATCTCGACGTGGAACCCGGTGGACGAGAGCAACACGATGGCTCCGCCCAACGGATGGCCAGAAAACCAAGCAACTAACACCGTAAACAACTGCGCCCGGGCGATGATGGGCGGGGTGCGGCGATGGTATGATACCGTCACCGCGCAGATTGCCTCGATCAACACCTCTCTCGGCACGTTCATGCCGATTACCGGCGGCCTCTTTACCGGCGGAGTCACGGGGCCGGGGTTTCACAGCAACGGCACGCTGTCGGCCAGCACGAACATCGCCGCCAACGGCAACATCACCGCCGGCGGCAACATCACTGCCAGCGGCACCATCTCCGGGACCGGCGGTATCGGCGGCGACACGATCACCGGCAATCACCTGCAATCAAACGGCAATATCGACGCAGCCGGAGACATCAGTTGCAACGATCTCACCGCCACCGGCAATCTGAGCGCGGCATCGATCGGCTCGACCGGCGCCATTACCGCCGCCGGCGCGGTCTATGGCGGCTTTCTCAGCTCCTCCGGGGCGGCGTCGGTCGCTACTAATCTCGACGTTGGCGGCAACGGCAGCATTCACGGCGCGCTCGGGGTAGACGGCAACATTGCCTGCGGCTCGTCACTGACCGTCGCCGGCAACATCTCCAGCGGCGACATCAACGCTGCCGGCGTCGTCTCGACGCCGTATCTCAAGAGCAACGCCGCTCATCTGGCCGGCACCTTGTTGACTTGGGGCGGCGGCAATCACGTCAATTTCCGCTGGAACGGCACCTCTCTCGCGTACCGCATCGACGAGGCTACCGAAATACCGGTCACGACCGCCGAGGGCGACATCGTCGAGCACACGATCGCCACCACGGAGGTGGTCGAGGAATTACGGCAGATGTTGAGCGAGGTCGAGGCCAGGCTCGCCGCCCTGGAGGGCAGCAGGAGATTAGAGCCGGCATGAGCGATGGCGGCGACATCAGCGCCCGCGAAGTGCGGATCAGGCAGCGGGCCTACCAATTATGGGAACAAGCCGGCAGGCCCGGTAACGACCACGAACGGTTCTGGCGTCTGGCGGAACTGGAGATAGACGGGGAAATCGAGCCGGACAACGATCGCACCATCCCAAGGAGATGACCATGTCGGACTACGCAACGCTACGAGAACTCTATTACGAAGCCCTGCAGATGATCCCGCCGGAAGGCGGGGCTCGCAGCGGTGCCGATGGCAAGATGTCTGAGGCTCTGAGGCGCGACTTGGAGATGTATAGCAACCGCAACCCCGAGCCCAAGGTTGAGCCCGCCCTGCAACACGCGCGCACGCAGGCCGAGTGGCACAAGGCGCAACAGAACCTAGTGATCTCGGAAACCCCGCCAGAGCAGCTCGCGCTGGCGCAGGGCGTCTCGGAGGGGGTCGAGGCGTCAAAGCAGCAGGGCGAACAGATGGCGGAGGCGCGGCAGAAAGAGGCTGCCGACCGGGTCGCGAGCGCCAAGCGCGAATTGGAGGAGATGCGGCAGGGCTCGGGCTCGGCACCACAACCGGATTCCGCCCCCGGTGTGCCGGCGCCGGTGCAAGGCCAGACCCAGGTAACGCATCCGCCGACGCAGGCCGAACTGCAGGCCAGCCAGCCCAAGGCCGAGCCGAAAAAAGAGAACGGCAAAAAGTAAGGAGACTTACCTATGGCGCTGTCTGACCTGTTCGGGCTGCTCGGTGGCGGCAATTCCGATCCGCTCGACATCTACGGCGATCTGTTCACCAAGGAGCAGAAAGCCGCCTTGCAGCAGCGCTCGGCTAATGAGGGGCTCCTGCGCATGGCAGGAGCCTTCGGGGCAGCGGCGCAGCCGTCCCGAATGCCAACTAGCTTTATGGGGGTCTTGGGGCAAGCCGCCGGGGCGATGGCCGGGCATGGCGACGAGACGGCCAATACTGCGCTGAAGGGCATGGAGGTGGCCGAAAAGGTGCGGCAATCCCGGCAGGAACGAGCGATCCTGGCCAAAGCCGCGCCGCTGGTAGAAGCCATTACCAGAAAGCTAATCGGAGCCGGTGTTCCAGCAGCGCAAGCTAGCGAGATCGCCACACAGGTTGCCGGCAGCACAGCGGCTCCACCCGGCCAGACGCCAGCGCCTACAGGTGCTCCTCAGCCTGCGAGTGCTCCGTATCTTGGCCCGACTAATGAGGAATTAGGTGCGCCGCCGACTCAGCTTGGTAATAACTTGCCACCACCGCCGGCGGCTCCTGCTGCGCCGGGTGGCGCCCGCCCCGGTGGGTTGCCGGCCCGCATCGGCATGAGTGGCACTGGCCCCAATGCCGTGATGATCGATCTGGACACCGGGCAGCCGATCCAGTCCTCCCCCGGCGGGCCAATCACGATGCCGCCAGGAGCGCCGCCTCCCGCCGGGCAGCAAAACACCGGCCTCCTGCCAAAGCCGTTGGATCAGGTGGTAGGCGCGGACGGTCAGCCATTGCAAGGCCCTGGCATCTTGCCAACCATGAACGCGAGTTACGGGGGTGCGCCGGGCGGCATGCCCCCTTTCCGTCTGGCAACGCCCTCCCCTACCGAAAGCGCAACCCCTGGAGCGGATGGGCTTGATGTCGTGCTCCCATCGGGCCCCCGCCTGCAGCGCAGCGACCTGACGAATGTCGCTGCGCCTGCTGGGGCTTTTGACCAAGCCGTCAATTATCTCCAGAAAGAGCTTGGCTTGCAGCCACATCAAGCCAGAGGGGCCGTCAAGTGGATGCAGAACGTCGAAAGCGGTCTGGACCCTAATATCGTAAATTCCACGAGCGGCGCTTACGGGATTGGACAGCATCTCGGGTCGCGCAAAACTTCATTGATGCAGAAATACGGGCCAAACCCTTCGTTTGAGCAGCAGTTGTCTCATATCAAGGACGAGCTGCAAGGCCCGGAGAAGGCGGCGTTAAATTCGCTGCGGAACACCAGTACCGAGAATGAGGCATTTCGTACCTGGGGCCGTGATTTCGAGCGGCCGAGCCCGGCCGAGTATGCCAAGGCCACAGGCCAGGATTATGTGATCCCCTCCGGCCGAGGCATCCCGCGCAGCGCCCTGACCGATGTCGCCGATACCGGTGCGGCGACGGGCAGTGGGGTGATCCCTGGTCTCGGCATCACGCCGGAAGCACTGGCGGGTTTGAATGCCATGCTCAAAATGGGCGGGTTGAAAAGCGACCCGTTCGGCAGCCTGTTGGAGACTTACTACAAATCGCCGGGGTATCTGGGAGAGAAGACCAGGACGGAAGAGGTTGCCAGAAAAAAGGCTGGCCTGGAATACGATCCTTTAATTGCAGCACAGACGGAAATTGCTAAGTCAAAAGTAGAGCTTGAGTACAAACCGAAAATAGAAGAAGCGGTGCAGAGACTACAAAGCCCGATCCTGAAAGAGCGCGCGCAAGCCCAGGCCGATATCGATCGTTATTCAGAGGAACTGAAGCAAAATAGGCAGGCCGCCCTTACACCAACAACTGCAACGGTAACGTTTCCTGGCGAAAACATGCCGCGCGAGATACCGATCACTGCGGCGCAGTTACCGGCGTTGGCAACCGGCAGGGGCATCCCCGAGCTTGGCATCCCGCCTGGGGCGCGACTTGGGAAGCCGGTGCCGAGTGAGGAGGATAAAGCGGGGATCCAGGCTAGAGGCGCGGCGCAGACCGAAATGTACAAAGCCGGGCAGAAGGCATTGGACACCGCACACGATGCAGTGCGCGGTGCCAATCAGCGTGCCCCGTACTACGGCAGCATGTTGACCGCCATGGAGGGCTTTAAGCCAGGGGCCACGGCGGACATGAAACTCACCGGCATGCAGTATCTGAGAGATCTGGGCGTCATCAAAGGCGACAGCGTCCCGCAGGGCGAGGCGTTGAGACTGGCGGGTGAGCGGCTGGCGTTCTTGGCGGTGCCGCCAAATCAGGGCAGTTGGTCGAATGTCGAGCGGCAATTGCTGAAAAGCTCGATCGGCGGGATGTCGATGACGCCGGAAGGATTAACCGACGCGATCAGGATGATGCAGCAGCTTGACGATTACGACCGCAAAGTGTCGGAAATTCATCGTCAGGTGGCAGACAAAAACCAGGGATTGCCAAATCTCCTGGAGGCGCAGCGACGGGTCGAGGCGTTAGGCCCGCCGCTTACGGCGCAACAGGAGGCGGCGTTAGAGAGGCTGCGGCAACCCGCCGCCGCCGCACCGGCACCACCGCCGGCTGGGGGCGCCCCCGCGCCATCAGGGGCCATTCAGACACCCTACGGCACCGTCAGGCCAATCAGCCCGACCGCACCCGGGACCATCATTCCGATCCCGCCGAGACCTTAAATGCCACAATTTGAGCTAGAGACCCGCGACGGCCAGAAATATCAGGTCGAAGCGGCCGATGTAGAGGCAGCGACTAAAGCCCTGCAATACATCGCCAACCCGCCGCCGCCCGGCGTAATGATCCACGAGCCGAACCGCAGTTACATCACCGGCGCGCCGGATGCGCCATCGGTCGACACGACCGGCATGGCGCCGGGGATGGGTATGGGTGCCGCCCCCGGCACCAACGCGGCTCTACCAAACCGCAACCAGGCCGCTGCGGCATTGGCCGCCCGGCGCGATAACCCGATCGCCGACCGGACACTGTTGCCGGCGCTGCAGGGCGGCACGCTGGGCTATGGCGATGAGTTCGCCTCGCTCGGGGCTGCCTCGCTAGCCGCGCTGCGTGGCCGTCCGTTTGGCGAGACCTACGACCTGGCGCAAGAGGCGCAGCGGCAGGATCTGGCGCAGGTCCGCCAGGAATATCCAAAAAGCTCGACGGCACTGCAGATCGGCGGCGCGCTGGCTACGGCGCCGCTGGCCGGCGCTCTCGGGCTTGGCCGATTGGCGGCCGGTGGTGCCCCGCTGGGGGCACGCATCGCCGGCGGTGCCGGTATCGGTGCCGGTTACGGTGCGGTTAGCGGATTTGGTGAAGGCAGTGGCTTGGAAGACCGGCTTGCCAAAACGGTTCCGGGAGTGGCCACGGGTTTTGTCGTTGGCGGCGCTATCCCGTTGGCCGGCTCGGCGGCACAAAACCTTACCCGGCGCGGCCTCGACTATCTCAATATCGACCGCAATCTTGGAAATCTCGGAGTGGGTCGGCCGGCCGGCAACACGGTGTTGCGGACCCTGGAGGCCGACGATGCCTTTACCGGCGCCGGGCGCGCTAGCATTTTGTCGGCCGGGCCGGAAGGCATGCTGGCGGATGCCGGGCCAGCAACCCGAGGCCTCTTAGATACCGTGATCCAGCGCGGCGGCGGCGGTTCCAGGGCCGCCAGGGAAGCGGTCGAGCAGCGTGGTACGGCCGCCAACCAAACCCTGAACGATGCGCTCGATGCCGCTCTCGGGCTGCCGCAAGGCGTGCAAACCACGATTCAGGGGATCAACCGTGCCGGGCAAGCCGGCCGGCGAACGGCTTATGACGCGGCTTACAATACGCCGATCGACTATTCCGCCCCGGCGGCGCGTGACTTGCAGGATCTGCTGCACCGGGTGCCAGGCGATGTGATCAATACCGCCAACCGACTAATGCAATTGGGCGGGCACCAATCGCGCCAGATCCAGGCAACGATCGACAATGCCGGCAATGTGACCTACACCCGCCTGCCGGACGTGCGGCAGATTGATTACATCACTCGCGCCATGCGGCAGCTCGCTGAAAGTGGGGAGACCACCGGCGCTCTTGGACGCGCCACCCCGCTCAGCCAGGCCTACAACAACCTAGCCGGCGATGTGCGGCGCACCACCCGCGATCTGGTGCCGCAATACGGCACTGCGCTGGATACCGCGGCCGACGATATCGGCCGCGTCCAGGCGACCCGTCTCGGCGCCGATATCCTGTCGCCGGCGATGACCAGGGACGAGGTGGCGCAGGCATTGGCACGTCACACACCCTCTGCCGCAGAGATGCAGGCGGTGCGGTCGGGCGTCAGGTCGCATATCGACGACCTGATGGCAAAGACCCGGGCGATTGCCACCGACCCCAATCAGGACGCGCGCGAGGCTGCCGCAGCCTTGCGCTCGCTCAATTCGCGCGAGGGACGCGACAAGCTCGACATGATCATTACCGATCCCGTAATGCGGCAACAGGTGGCAAACCAACTCGACGAAGCCACCCGCGCAATCACCTTGCGAGCAGATATGACGGCCAACAGCAAGACCTTTGCTCGTACCGCGCAGAGCCAAGCGACAAAAGAGATGTTGGAGCCGGGACCGCTCGGCGCTGCAGCCCGGGGGCATCCGGTCAATGCGGTACAACGAGCCGTTCAGGCACTAACCGGCCGCACGCCGGCTTACGATGTCGGGCGAGAAGATGCGATGAACCGGCAGATTGCCGAGCTTCTCACCGTGGCGCGCGGGCCGCAGGCGCAGGCCCAGCTCGACGCTCTGCGGCGGGCCTATACGGCGGGCCCGCAGAACGCTGCCAGAGCCCAACAGACCGGGCAGGTTACCGGCTTGGCCGGGCTGCCGGTGTATCAGGCCTTGAGGGGGTTGCTAGGGTATTAGCTTAATAGCCCATCTTTTTCAAGTTCCCGCAACACCAAAAAAGCGGGGAAACCAACGATCAGAACCAGCCAATAATAGCCGGCCAGGAGCATCAGGAACAAAACCGTCAGCACTATGCTTGCAGCCCACATCATGCTATAATCCTTCTGTCTAAAGCGCCTTCAGGGAAAGCCCGGCGGGAATGCACCCCTGCCGGGCTTTTTGTCGTTTAGGCTCTGCGACGCCACGATAATCCGGCAACATTCATCCAGGGCGGCATGTCGCAGAGGCGGATGCGCTGTGGCCCCGGCCAAGGAAACGCGTCAAAGCGGTGGACCTCAATCCACTCGTCGCGCGGGACTACGCAATATGGCGGGTCCCAGCAGAAATCTCGCCACGGGACCGGCTGTACGTCAGGGACGGTCTTCATTGCGTCGGCCAGAGCTTGACGAGCATCGCAAACCAGTCGTCGGTCATGGCCCCCAATCGCGTTCGTTATCCCATGGGGGCCATATCTTCCACAGCCCTACACCGACGATACCGGCAAGCGCCAACAGCAGCCAACCCCACCACGGCAATCCCTTTACGTCACGCTGCTTCTAGTCCGCCGCTATTGCGCCGGTGCCGGCGATGGAGCAATGCCCCCAGGCCAAAGAGCCCGCCGCCGAGGATCAGGAGCGAGCTGGGTTCCGGCACCTCGTTGACCGCCACCATCGTCTGGCTGCGACCCGTCAGTTGCGACGGGACAGCGAGACTGCCGGCGGCAATTGTGCCGGTGGTGAACAGCGTCATGCTGTAGGCGTTGGCGTCGGCAAATGGCACCAGACCCGAGTTGTAGTTGATCGAGTCGGCGGGACCGACGGCGTTTAAGACGCCGCTATTGGCGAGCTGCGTGCCCGGCGTGTCGGTCGGGCTCTCGCCACCCTGGCCGTTGGCGGTGTCGGCGTAGAACTGCAAGGTGATCGCGGAACCACCGGCATTGGTCCAGGTGCCGCTGCCGCTATTCGAGATGGAGGTGACCGGGCCGACGAAGTCGGTGCCTCCCACCGCGATGGTTACGTCGACCGCAGGACCGGTGTTCTCGATTTGGAAACTGGTCGTCGTCAACGTGTTGTTGGTGCCCGTTGTCTGGGTCTGCGCCGATCCCAGAAAGGTGACGGTGCCGCCGCCGTTCGGCACCACTACCGGCACGACCGTGGTGATCGTGCCGATTGCGAGGTTGCTGTCGCATGCAGTCTGATCGACGCACTGGATCAGAGTGCCGCCGATATCGGCCGAGAACTGCAATACAGCGTGGGCCGGCATGGCCAGCGCCGCCCCGCCCAACAGCGCGAGCCCGAATACAGGTGCGGTGTGTTTCATCTGTCTATGGTCCAATGTTAAGGCCCTACGGGCCTTAAAGATGCAAGTCAGCGGCCAGCTTACCCTTTGAACAAGATCAATGCCTTGGCCTTTTGTGCGGCGCGAAAAGTGTAAGGCTGGTCGACAGGGTGTAAACCTTTTACCTTACAGGTTTGGCCCGCACCCGCTTCAGTGAGACGACGATCGCCTCCATCAGGGCAATCTCGCGTTCCGACACACTCACCTTCATCTTGCCTTTCAGCACCAGGCGCGGGTAGACGCGCCGCCGCATCTCGACCTCGCGCTCGGCACATTTGATCAATTCGTCGATCGTCGGCGCGAAGGCGTCGAGGAACGATGTCACCCAGACACCCTCACGATGTTGCGCATGACGTACCCCAGCGGCTCCAATTGCCGCAGCATCGCCAAGGCACCATCCAGCTCAGCGCAGCGCACATCGAGCGGCGCCCCCGAGGAGTGCCGGGTGGTCATCCAGTACAGTACCGGTGAAGTAGGCGGAGCGCTGTCGGTGACGCGCATGACGCCCTCTTCCAGGGTGGCCGTCTGGCCGGTCGATAGCGTGATCGGGTTGTCGGTCATTGCGGCCTCCATCATATCGCCAGCGCCAGGCTGAGCCCGACCAGCAGCAGGCCGAGCAGGAATGCTTCGAGGCGCGAGGTCATCGCCGCCGCCACTCTGCGCGACTCAACATGCTACCCAACATCGCAACATCGTTCGGACTTGCCCGCCTACGTTCGCATGGGTCAGCCGCACTGCACAAACCTTTGAATACCATGGGGTTGCGGTCAACTGCGAACCGCTGCGGGCGCGGTTGATAAGGAGACAGCCTCCGCCAACCTTCCTTATATTACAATTGGTTAGAGAACTCATTCCCCGCCTATCCAACTCTCTACCCCACGTCAACACGCGGCTCGGCGCGGCTTTCTGCGGTCTCTTGCGAACGGTCAAGCAGGTCATTGTAGGAGCTGATGACGATCAGCCGCCGCCCACAAATCCGCACCGAGCGCAGGTCTCCCGCCTTGATAAGCTCGTAGATGCTCGTCTTACCGAGGCCGGATATGCGCTTGAACTGCGCGACCGTCGCGGTCAGCGGCGCGTCGGGCTTCATGGCCCCACCAAAATCCACATCCACGCGACCAGCACCAGCGCGCACAGCGTCGCCAGCGGCAGCCATAGCAGGTCGGTAGCCATCAGCCGCGGTTCTCCGGCCCAAACCAGCGCCAAGCAAGAACCCCACAGATAATTATTGCCAAACATATGAATGCGTTAGCTACGAAGTCCTGAACGGCAGAGAAATGCCTCATGGCCGCTGAAAGCTCTCTAAGCTCACTGATGGCCGAAATATCTTGCTGGGATATCGATTGAAGGACGGCGGTGCCGTCGCCGATTGTCATAACTCCCACCCCATCCGGCGGGCCGTGGCGTGAAGCTCATCGCGCCAGTCGGTATAGGCGATGACGAGCAACATGCCAGAGCTTGCCCCCGCCATTAGCGCCTTCCATGCGTCGTCTTGAATGCCGAACCATACCCCGAAGGCCAGCGAGAAGAGGCTGCCGGCGAAGTCGCGTAGAATGCCAGCGGATGGCCGCAGCCGCGGTTCGGGCAAGTCGTCGATGGGCTGGCGGGGCATGGCGGCGGGTTCCCATCGGGGCGGCGATGGGGCAATAGTAAGCCTTCCTTACGCCCTGTCAACAAGGCAAAGTAAGATTTTCTTACACAAGCTGCTGCTAAAATGCCGACGCCGGCCAGAGTGGGTCTGACCGGCGCCTGAACCGGGTGGGTGGCACCCGGCGTAGAGGAGGGCCATCGGTGATGAAGCACCGCAAGCCCCGACTGCGGATTATCGTGATCCTGATCCTAAAGATCAAGATCGCGCGCATCCGCTAGCCGGCGGGCGCTCGGCCTCACGGTCGGGCGCCTCTCCTCCCTTTATGCCCGTGTCCCGGCGCGGCGTTCGTTTCCATCGTCGTTCACGAGCCGGCGCGCCAGGCTGTCTGCGAGTAAAATGACAACCGCTTGATCACCTTCAGGCAAGGTCCGGAATGTATCGATCAATCGGCTTTCAAGCGGCGATTCCCTAACGTGCGGGTCGCCCTCTCCGGTGATCAGCCAACGCAAGCCGCACTGCAGAAGATCGGCGAGTGCGCGTAATCGTTTCCCGCGCGGCGTGGTGCCGCCTTTCTTTTCCCATTGCTGCACCGCTTCACGAGAAATCCCAAAATGATGGCCGACCTGCTCTTGGGTTAGGCCTAGGTGCTCGCGCCGCTCTCTGATTCTTCCCGCCATCGTCATGGCGGGAAGGTGGAAGCGATGCTTACGCCATCCCACGGAAGAATGCGTAAGAGTGCCCTTGACGGGGGAGGTAAGCAGAACTTACTTTTCCTTCCGCATGGCGCGCGATCAAAATCTTCTCGACGCAATCCGCCTTGCTGGTGGCGCCAGCAAGGTTGGGGAAGCTCTTGGCATCTCGCGTGAGGCCGTTCAGCAATGGAGGCGGTGCCCGGCAGAGCGCGTCATCCAGCTTGAGCGGCTGATCGAAAGACAAATCACCAGACATAAACTTCGGCCGGATCTTTATCCCGCCGACACCGAAGACTTCCCTCCTTTCGGTTCCGCCTTCGCCACGTCCCGAACTTGACGTGAGAGGCGGCCCGAAATGTCGGAAATCGCATCCAAGAAATCAGAAATGACGTTCACCGCCGAAGCCGTCCGGGCCGAGATGCGGCAGCACGTCAGCGCCATCGCGGCCCTGGCGCCGGAGGATAGCCGCAAGGCGGCCCTAACCTTCGCCGCCAAGCTCCTGCGGTTGCCGGTCGGCCGGGTGAAGTGCCTCTTCTACGGTGAAGCCCGCAGAATCGACGCTCACGAAGCCGACCAGGTGCGGGCCTACGTTCAGGCAGCTCAACAGCTCATCGATTCAAGGGCGGCTTATGAGAAGCAGCGGGCTGAGTTTGTGGCGTCTGACCTGCGTCTGGATCGCCTGGTTCCGCGCCCATTGGTATCGGATGAAGTTTCAGCGGCTGCTGAAGCGACAATCGCCCAAAAGCCCCCGCTGAAAGCCGCCGGTTGATGGCCGCCGCACCCGAGACGTTCTGGACCGCGGAGCGCGCCGCCGAACTCACCGCATTGATCGCCCGGGACTTCAGCTATCGGGTGATCGCCGAGCGTCTCGGCTCCACCAAGAACGCGGTCATCAGCAAGGCGAAGCGCCTCGGGATCAGGCGGGTTGAAGGGCCGACACCCCGAACCCTCCACGACCGGATGGACGCCGAGCATGCCCGCATGGATGCGGTGCTGGCCGAGCGCGCGGCCGGATGACCGGCCGCACCCCCGCCTGCGAAGACTCCGCCGCCATCGGCGCGCGGCTGCGCGAATTGCAGGCCGAGCGCATCGCGATGCTCGCCGGCTGCAACTGCCCGAGCAGCGTGCGCGGCGAAAAGCTGCACGTCCCAAGTTGCCCGCTGCGGGCGCCGCCGCAGGCAGCGCTCGCGCTCGCCGTCGCGATGGAGCGGCTGCGGGCGCGGGCGCGACTGCGCTCGTGCACCTGCGCTCCGAGTGAGGCGCCGCGGCCATGCCCGCATCGATACGCACTGTCCGAATGCTGGAGCGCGGCCAACTCATCCGGACCGGACGGGCTCGCAACCCGTGGCAGCAGGCTTCGCCCATCATCGCGTGAGGCAAGCCCCGGCGAGGATACCGCTGAGGCGCTGCGGGTGCCGCCGGTGCCGTCGCAGATGGTGCTGGCGACGGAAGCCCTGTGGCGAGCGCGGGCGCGGCTGCGCACACGGGACGCGGCCGAGCGCTACGTCGAGCACATCGAGCGCGCCATCGCCCAAAAATACGCGAGGCACCGGGTGCTGTCATGACGACGCTCGCCGTCCTTACCGCGCCGACACGCGAGGGCATCAGCCCGGCGCTCTATGACGCGATGTGCCGCGCCATCGACGCCGCCTACGCGGTCGATGAGGTCAAGGATATCCGCGACAAAGCCAGGGCATTCGAGGTCTACGCGCGGATGGCGCAGAACGTCGAGGCCGAGAGCCGCGCTTGCGAGATACGGCTACGCTCCGAGCGCAAAGCCGGCGCGCTGCTAAAGGCAATGGCGAAGGCGAAGGCAGGACGCCCGCCAAATAATCCCTCGGCCGACACGAGCAATTCTCGCGGCGCGCCGACGCTGGCCGAGCTTGGTGTCTCCCACGATCAGTCGTCGCAGTGGCAGCGGCTCGCCGACGTACCCGAAGAACAATTTGAGCAAGCGCTCTCCGACTACATCCACAAGCCGAGCACCGCTGGCATCATAGCCGCCGCGACGCCACCGAAGCCCGAGACAGTCCCGGTTGCGGCTGAAGCGCTCTGGCTATGGGGACGCCTCCAAGACTTCGAGCGCGACGGATTGCTCGACCGCGCGCCGGCTGACGTGCTTCTGACACTCACACCAAAAATGCTCGATCAGGTTCACCGCCTCGCGCCTCGCGTGGCCGCTTGGCTCGGGCAAATCGGGAGATCGCCATGACCGAGGAGCGCCGTCTTGCCGAGATTATCCAGCGCATCATCGACTCGCGCGGCGACGCTGTTTCGATCAGTCCGACGTGGGTTGCTGCGGAGGCGATGCAGGAACTCGACCCCGACCGGGTTGCGCCGATGCTCGTTCACGCAGGATGCAATCTGCACCTACGGCAACTCTCCCGCGCGAGGTTACGCCATAGGTACGAGCCCGACGACGACAAAGCCGGCGACGAGCATGATTTATTTCCGGGCTTGCAGCGGCGCTATCCAACGGCCCGCTCCGTTCGCGCCGACGAGCCGGAATATGTCCTGCTCGAACACCTGACATTCGCCGACATCGGATTCAACGTAGCGCGCCTGCGAGCCGAGGCCGGCGCGAAGCTGGCGCACGCCGACGCATTAAAAGCCTACGGCGACGAGCGCTCGGAGCCGGATGCAGCCGAGTGATAATCGCCGGCTGCGACCCCGGCGCCGACGGCGCGCTCGTCTTCCTCGACGCAGAGACATCCCGCGTCGTCGCGTGCGTCGACATGCCGATGTCAGGCGGCGAATTGCGGGTCCGCGAACTGTGCCTCGACGTGCTGGCCGCCCTCGACGAGCGTCGCTGCGCCCATCTGTGGATCGAGCGCCAGGCGCCTTTTGCCGGCGGCGCCCGACGCATCGGTGCGTCCAGCGCATTCAATCTTGGCCAGCGTTACATGGCGATTAAGGCCATCGCCGCCTGCCACGGCTGGCCATACGAAATCGTCAGCGCCGCCAAGTGGAAATCGCACTACCGCATCGCGGCGGCAAAAGCATTGGCCATCCACACGGCCGGGCAGCTTATGCCGGAGGATGCCGGCTGGTGGACCGCGCGCCGCGGCCATTGCACCCGCGCCCGCGCCATCGGCCGCGCGGAAGCTGCGCTGATCGGCCTCTATGGAATCCGCTCGATCCAGGCAGGTGCGACCGCGCTCGCTGCCGCCGCAGCGGGGGCGGCAGCATGAGCGCCGACCGCGAAAAACTCATATGCATGGCGACGGATGCCTTCCGGCTTTGCGTCGGGCTGCCGCCGCGAAACTTCACACCTTCAGAGATTGCCGCGTTCATTGCGAACCGGGTCAGCGACGGCGAGGAGAGCGCGCCGCCATGAGCGCCGAGCGCGACCTCGCCGAGGCGATCCACCACGAGATCATCTCGCCCGAGCGTGTCGATGCTGCTGTCGCGACGTGGCAGCAGAACCCGCAACTCGACGACCGCACCCGCATGTGGATCGTGCTCGCGAACGCATCCGGCCTGTCGCTCGACGCCGTGCTCGCCCGCCGGCAGAGCGAGGCCGCCCGCGCCGGGCCGTGGGACGAGCCATGAGCAAGCCAACCCGCGAGGAAATCCTCTGGGTGATGCGCGAGCGTGTCGCGCATCTGCTGATCCACCGCGGTCGCGGGCGGATTGCCGCTCGCATCCACGAACTGGAGTGCATGCGTGCCGCGCTGCGGTTGCTTGAAGCGGCCTGGCCGCGGGAGGGCGCCCTCGATCAATGTCGTTTAGTCGCCGATGCGGATGGCGAGCTGTATTGCGCCACACATAAATCTCTTTTGTGCGCCCGCGGGCCGTGGGAGGGCGGGCACCACTTCCAGGAAGAAGACGGCTACCCCGGCAGCCTGCTGCCGCCAAAGCCGGGCGAGCCATGAGCGGCCCCGGGATGCTCGCCACCCTCCTGCTCGGCGCGATGTTGCTCACGGCCGCCATGCTGCACTGGGCGGGTACATGACCGCCTACTGTGCCGCCGCTTCCTGCCCCAGCAGGGCCAGTGCTGCCGGCACCCAAGGCGGCACCGCACGGTGGCCCATCACCCAGCGGTTCACCGTACCGGGCAAAATGCCGAAGCGGGCCGCAAAGGCCCGCTGCTCTAGGCCCAGCGCCGCCAGCGCCGCGCGAAACTCAGGCCCGGTCATGTGTGAAACAGCACAAAGCGGCCGATGGCAATGCCGACCGCTACGGCAGCGGAAATCCCGATCAGCAATTGCACCACAAATTTCCGGTTCTCCATCCGGATCTCCTGCCGCAAGCGCTCAATCTGCGTGGTCATCAGATCAATCCTCAGTTGCCGCTCTTCGTCGTCGCGGTCAGTCACCCGTTGTTCCACTCTTTCGGGCAGTCGGCTTGCAGCAGTTCCAGCGTGTCTTCAATGTCGAGGCCAATCGCGTCGGACAATTCGTCAACCTCTCCTGCGTCCCGGTAGTTGTATGGCTCGACATCGGTGAACAGCGAGCCAACCCAGCCGCCGCCAACCGAGAACGCCCGGCCGTCTGTCAGGACTACGCGGCCATTGAGCCAACCGCTAATCGCGGTGTTCTCGGGGGAGCGCAATGGCTCATGCGCTGCGGTGTATTCGTACTGCGTCTCGGCGATCAACCGCCGCGCCGCCGCCATCTCGATGTTTGTTGCCATGTGCGTGTCTCCTGGTGTGGTGATCGAGACTTAGCCATTGGCACATCGGATTGCAAGAGAGAAAATGCGCCAATGGCGCATATAGCGGTGCTGGCGCCATGAGCGAGCCGGCGCGCGAGGTTCGCGAGATTGTCTCTACCGGGGCGTGGCTCGATTGGCGTCGCGAGGACATCACCGCATCGCGCTTGCCCGCTCTTTTCGGGCTCAACCCCTATCTCTCCCGCGAGCAGCTCGCCGACATCATGCGCGGCAGCACGGGCGCCGGCACCGGCAGCGTGCCCGACAGCCCCGCCATGCGCCGCGGCAGAATCCTAGAACCCGCCGTTGCCGCCGCGCTCGCCGAGGAGCGGCCCGAACTGCCGCCGCTGGTCAAGGCGACCACCTATCACCGCGTGCCGGAATGGCGGCTCGGATGCACGCCGGACTATTGGTGCGGCGACGAGGGGCTCGTCCAGTGCAAGACGGTATCGCCGCAGCAGTGGCAAGCGTGGCACGGCAAGGTGCCGACCGGGTACGTGATACAGACGCTGTGCGAGATGATGGTCACAGGCCGCCGCTGGGGCCTCCTGGCGGTGCTCGAAGTCTCCCCGTCATATCCGTTGCACATCGCGGCAGTGCCCCGCCACGAGAAGGCCGAACGCAGCATATTGAATGCTGTCGCCGCTTGGTGGCGCGCCTTCGACGCAGGCGAACTCCCCGGCACCGCAGCCGGCGCCGCCGAGCTTGAGGCGGCCTTCGACGACGGAAGCTGGATAGATCTTTCCGCCGACAACGCGCTCCCCGGCATCCTCGACGAGCGCGCTGCGCTGAAGGCGACAACCAGCGACGCCGAGCGGCGGCTGAAAGAACTCGATTACGAAATCAAAAACCGGATGGGCCGGGCAAGCCGTGGCTGGCTGCCCGGATGGGACATCAGCTTTGGTACCCAGCATCGGCGCGAGGTCTTAATTCCCGCCAAAGATATGCGGGTCCTGCGCGTCCGCGCTGCCCGTGCCGTCAGCGAGGGCGGCGGCGAGGAGGGCGCGGCGTGAGCGGCGCCCAACGCCAACTGCGCGATGCGGCGCGCGACTTGATCCGGCTCGCCGAGCGCTGCCCGGATCTCTTCCGGCGCGTCCTGCCGCTCAGCGACGAGGACATGACGACGCTGATCGAGATTGCCGATTTCACGGATGAGGAATCCACCGATGCCGAGTGACGTTGTGCCGATCCGCCAGGGCGGCGACACATGACACCCGAGAGCTTTGCTGACCGGATCATGCCAATCCCGTTCTCGGGGTGCTGGATCTGGATGGGTTCGGTAGCTGACAAGCGCGGCTATGGGCTGGTCTACCGCAGCGACAACAAGACCCGCACCGGAGCACACCGCTATTCGTGGGAGCTGCATCACGGTGAAATTCCTGCCGGCATGCGCGTCTGTCACAAGTGCGATATCCCTTCGTGCGTCAACCCCGATCATCTGTTTCTTGGCACCGATGTCGATAACATTCAGGACGCCATAACCAAAGGCCGCGCTAATTTCGGCCGCCATCACCGCGACAAAACGCATTGCCCACAAGGGCATGAATACACGGGACAAAACCTGATTTTGTATCAGGGGAGGCGGTACTGCCGGGCTTGCGGCAGGAAGCAAAACAGCTACGCAAACCAGAGGGCACGCAATGCCAGACGCTCACATTCCTGCTAACACATCCGGCGGCGATATACTTGAGCAAGTCATCATTAAAGGTGATTTGGCGAAGCTGACGCCGCAGGAACGTGTTGCTTTCTATAAAGCCACCTGCGATAGCGTCGGCCTAAACCCGCTCACCCGGCCCCTCGAGTTCATCACACTGTCGGGCCGCCTGGTGCTGTACGCACGCCGCGACGCCGCCGATCAGCTCCGTAAAATCAACGGCATATCCGTGGAAGTCATCAGCCAAAAGGTGGATGGCGACATGCTGACGGTCCACGTCCGGGCGCGTGACAAGTCAGGCCGCAGCGACGAGGATTTTGGTGTCGTCAGCATCGCCGGCCTGCGTGGCGAAGCGCGTGCCAACGCGACGCTGAAATGCATCACAAAGGCAAAGCGACGGGTCACGCTCTCTATCGCCGGGCTGGGTTTTTTGGATGAAACGGAAGTCGATGACATCCCGGCCCGTGAGCGCTCCGCAGCACCATCCGACACCACCGCCGAGCTCGACCAGTTCGCTGCCGTCACAGGTGAAGCGGAGCCGCCGGAGGAATACGATCTGCGCGCTGAAGGGCACGACGCCGCAGAGCGCGGAACAGAGCTGTTGCGCGCATGGTATCGCCCGCTGTCACCCGATGAACGCAAGCAAGTGGCACCCTATCTGGAAGAACTCAAAGCCATTGCCGCCACCGCTGACGACCCGTTCGGGTTGCCGCCACTCGCACCACCAGAACAGCAACAGGCAGAGCCCCCGAACACTCGGCCTAATGCTGGGCCGGCGCCGGGTCCATTCCCCTCCGACGCCGGCCAACCCTTTGCAGAAGGCGATGTTTTCAGCCAACTCAACCACGAAGCGCGCGCTGCCACAAAGGAGGGCGTTGTCGCATTCCGCGCCTGGTGGAAGACCGTCCGGCCCGCCGACAAAGACCTGATCCGGCACTTCCAACCGGATTACGAGAAGCTCGCTGCCGACGCCGACGCGCAGCGGGGGCTCGCCTTGTGACCCCGCAGTCCATCAGGATGCGCATGCATTGCATTGATGCCCGCGTGGAGATCGGCAATGACACAGCAGCATTGACGGGATGCGACCACGTAATCGTAGACATCCATTGTCATCAGGAACGGCAGGCATTCATGTCGCTTGCCATCGGCCTTCGCCACTACGCTGACGATGCTATAGCCACCAGCCACGACTTGGGGGCGATACTGACACTGGATTTCACGCAACAGGAAGCTGATGCATTCCTGCGCACGCTTCAACGGCTGACGGGACTTGCGCGCTGGCACATGGCCCACCCGGCACCCGCATACAGCCGGCAGGATTGCGCGTGACCTGGGCCGAAGCGCTGCGCCACGCGGATGTGCAAATCGCGCTGTGGCAGCGCGATGGCATCGGCCCGGCGGAGGCGATGGTGGCACTGCACAACGAGGTGCCGGGGCGCTGGCAACAGGTGCGGGAACAACTGGCGGCGTGGGTAATGCTGCACCGGGACAGATGGGAGGATTGAACCGTGAGAACCAAGGTTCGGCACATAGACCTCCACCCGGATGAGTTCCTCGCCGCCGTGGCCGGCGAGATGTCGCCGGCCGAGCTTGGCGTCTATTGGATGGTCTGCCTGCTTTGCTATGCCCGCGGCGGAAACATCGCCGACGACGCGAATTGGATCAGAGCCAAATTCCGCCCAGGTAGAGGAAATCAGGTCGTCGGCGACATCCTGAAGGGGTTGATCGCCAGCGGCAGAGTGGTCCGAGATGGGGACGAGATAGGCGTCAGACGTGTGTCAGATGAGCTTGAGATAGCCCTGAGACGCATCCGAGATGCGCACGAGAACGGTGCCAGAGGGGGTCGCAAATCCAACAATACCAACGGCGTAGGAAAACCCACCCCTTTTTCGAGCGAAAACCTACGCGCGCGTAACCACCAACCATCAGGTAAGGAAGAAAGATTTAGCCATAAAGAGCTAAATCTTTCTGTCCTTACCCCGCGCGAGGCGACGCCGCCTCTGCCGTCGCAGGGCGACGGCGGCGCCGCCCCGCGCTCCCGAACCACCAAAGAACCGGAGGTCAATTCCGACGACCTCATAACCCCGGAGCAGAAAGCGGCCGGCC